ATTTCTCACCTCCATATTTTTGTTTAAGTTGATTGAGTTGACTATCTGTTGCTAGTCGCTTGGGTGTTGCTTTGATTATGATTGCCCTTGGTGGTTTCACAGTGTAGTCCTTGGCTTTGAACATTGCGTTGAAACTCACCCACTTCTTAGGGTCACTCAAGTTTGGGTATTGCTTTGACTTCTTCATAGGTATGTACCTCCGTAGTAGTTAATGTTTGCTGAAATCTTCTCTCAGCTTTTAAATGCTGACGGATTTTTCTGTTACTATCTTTGAAAAAATTTCCCACCGTCATATATATAGTATACCATACTTATCATCAAATGTCAAGTTTTGTCAAGAACTACCAAATAATATCGTGAGTATAAAGTAACTATTGAGGACTATAAGTAGCTAATTGTCTTTACGGTCTCCTCTCAATATAAACTCCCATTGGTATTGGACTGTGGGTCGATTTGATACCTATTGACTTTACATTGGTTGATTTCAGAGTATGTATGAGAATCGGCTTTTGGGGGTCAAGACAAAACGCCAGAAATATCACAAAAAACTACAGGGATACATATATACCTCAAAGTTATAAAAAGAGAGAAACTGAGTGTGTGTATTTATATATTATATTTTGTAAAGATAAAATAATAATAATAGGCGTATATGCTAGTATTGGTGGGGGTTTACATTGAGAGGAGAGTGTAAAGACAAATTAGATACAAATAGTTACAAATAGTTACTTTTACTTTTTGATACCCTTAGATTGCCTGTATCGGTGTACAGTAACTGGTTTCAGGTATATAACTACAGGTTTGTAGTCGTGGGATATTCCAGCAGCTGGTAGCCATGTCGACAACACGCAGGTACACACATACTGTAAAGTCACGAGATTTTCCATCAGCTTTTAAATGCTGACGGATTTTTCCACGAGTTTACTTGTTGGCGAGTGTACAGGTATACTGCCTTGAGCAGGGTCTAGTAACTGGTTTCAATAAATTATAGACGAAAAAAAAGCCCTAGAGTTTTTACACTCTAGGGCTAGGTGGGTTATTATTCTTCTTTTAATTCACTATCAGCTAGGAATTGATGAACTGTATCTGTAACAGTAACAGTAACAAACTCATCATGCCCACTTGATTTAGTCGCTTTTTTATCAATAACACTTCTACTAACAGAAATTTTTTCATTTAGTAGTTTTTTACTGATTTTTAGAATGTCTGCATCTTTTGTTTCAGGCGACATATTCAACCAAGCTTTATAGATAGTGGAGTTATCTTGCAACTCTTTTTTGGTAGGTGTGAATGATTCAATTTGCTCACCAACTCTATCAGCTATATATTTAGCAAGTCCTCCAAGAGTGGGAGTAGTTTTATAAATTCTAAATACAACTCCCTCTTTTTCTATCTTTTCAGATGCCACAGAATCAAGGTATCTTGTAGTCAATTCCTTGCCTACATTTACATCAGGTTCGAATGCACCCTTGGCAACTTTTCTACATGAATCAATAGCGTTTTTAGAAAACCCTCTTGATTTAAGATTAGTTAGATAAGCCGTCCAAGTAACCTTTGTAGCACCATATCTTTTATCCTCGTAAGGCATACAAAATATAAGCCATGATGGGTCAACATCTTTTTCCCACATTTCCATTAAAGCAATATGTTCTTTTTTAGTTTTATCTATACCCTTAATATAATTTAAAACTGATGATTCAGAATCATTTTGTTTAAAGAATTTATCACAATCGTTATTTAGATTAGATAATTGAGAAATAGCTTGTGCAACTGTAAGTTGCGTTTTTATTTCAGTAGTCATAAAGACCTCCATAAAATTAAGTTAAAAGAAAAGACAAATCACTTTGTCTATAACTATATTATAGCATTATTTGGTAGAATCTCACAGTATTTTGCGTCAACTTTTAAATGCTGACGGATTTTTCCATGAGATACCACCCCCCAACCCCCCTTTTTGTGTTTGCGTGCGGCGGCAATGTATGTATATTAATTTGCTCAAACAATTTTAATTTTTTTGAAAAAACCCCCCCACCTCTTTTTTTGGTACCATGCTCACCCCATATATGGTATTGTAGTAAAATGAAGACCTACGCCTCACTATTTTTTGTACCTGCTCTTATCTACGCAGCCTTCTATTTCACCTATACTCACGCTTGGAAGTTAGATGACTTAGACCCACATAAAAGATGCGAAGAGATATACCACCTTGCAGTACGATTTGCGGACATCAGAAACCACGACTTAATACCATCAGTAAAAACAAATAGAATGCTCACCCCATTTGAGCAAGACGTACTTCACGAAGTAGATAGAAGAGTGGTAGAATTAATGCATCTAAAATATAACAAACCAGAAAAGTATGAAGGGATGCTAGAAAACCCTAATGCTATCGGGTTACAAATCTATGACGAATGTTTAATAGACGCAGGTATCTACGAGTAAAAAATAGAATAGAACGAGTATTAGAGTTTATTCTTATCGGATACATATTGTTAAACTTTGGTCTTGGTATTATAATGATGATTTCACTACCTTTTACCCTATTAATATGGATGCTATTTCAGCTGCTAAGTTAAGTGCTTATAACACATTAAAAGATATGCAAGTAGAAGCAAAAGACTTGCGTGAGAAACTTGACCAACTTAATAAGGAAAAGGTAGAGAAGGCACAACGAATTAAGGAGGAGAGTCTTAAACGCTATCATAAGGAGGTAGATAGATATGACTTTGAGGTATGACTCAAAAAGATAGACATAGAGAAAAACTACTGACAAGATTCCCAGTTAAAGAACATAAAGATATCGTAGGCAGACTTTACGATAAAGGTGTATCTTACAAAGAATTAAAGATGTCATCTATGGAATATCTAAAAAATAAATATGGAGGGAAACTTAATGAATCAAAATGATAGGCAAGTAGGTGGAGACCATTATAAAAAATTAGAGATACAAACGTGGGATTATATTATTGCAAATAATATAGGTTACATGGAAGGAAACATTATAAAGTATGTATCTCGCTGGAAAGAAAAAGGTGGGGAGAAAGACTTACTGAAAGCAAAACATTATTTAGATAAACTTATAGAGAATATAGAGATTGGCTGAAAAACTAAAAGTACACTTTGATAGTTCTATACCCTTACCAGAAAAGTTTGAACCAGAAGAAATAAAAGATGACTTGGATTGGGCTAGGGTAGTTATTCGTACATCAGAACATATGTACGAGAAAGGTCTTATAGAAGATACAAGCGAAGAAGATAGACACGAGGCTATAGAAATATTTAAAGGTATGGTTACGGGTGATAGTAAGAACAAACCAAACCTTGACAAGACAACCAATGCTGTAGCGGCACACGTAGGTGCATTGCTTAATGAGTATGATAAACAAGCGGTCGATAGTGCGACACAACTTCGTGTGTATATAACAAACAGATTAATTATAGAAAGTGACCATAAAGACCCAAAACAAAGAATGGCAGCGCTAGTTAATTTAGGTAAGATATCAGAGGTTGGATTATTTGCTGAAAGAAAAGAAATTACGGTAACGCATCAAAGCACAGAAGATTTAGAAGCACAAATCAGAGAAAAACTAGCGAAAGTATATGAAGTAGACGCTGAAGTTGTAGAAGATAAAGAAGATATAGAAGTAAAGCAAACACCTATAGACGAATTACCTGTATATATACCAGATGACACCGACAGAGATACAGAAATTAAAGAATAATCTACATTTATTTTCTGAGTATGAGAAGGTAGAGATACTAAAAAAGTTAAAAGAATTAGATAAACGTACTACTCAGAAAAAATCTCAAGATAAATTTATAGAATTTGTAAAAACTATGTGGCCTGAGTTCATTTCAGGCCGTCACCACACCAAAATGGCAGAAGCATTCGAGAAAGTAGCGAGTGGTAAGATAAAAAGACTTATTGTTAACATGCCACCACGACATACCAAGTCAGAATTTGCGTCATATTTGCTACCAGCATGGTTTTTAGGTAAATTTCCAGCTAAAAAAGTGATTCAAACCTCCCATACAGCCGAATTAGCAGTAGGTTTTGGTAGAAAAGTAAGAAATTTAGTCAGTAGTGACGCATATAAGACGATATTTCCGACTGTTGACCTCCAATCTGACTCAAAAGCAGCAGGTAGATGGAACACCAACGCAGGTGGAGACTACTTTGCGATTGGTGTGGGCGGTGCTGTAACAGGTAAAGGTGCTGATTTGCTTATTATTGACGACCCACACTCGGAACAAGAGGCAGTTATTGCTGAGACAAGTCCTGAAGTTTATGATAAGGTATATGATTGGTATACGTCTGGCCCTAGGCAGAGACTTCAGCCAGGGGGTTCTATTGTCATCGTAATGACAAGATGGTCAAAACGAGATTTGACTGGGCAAGTAATCAAGGCCAGTGCGCAATATGGTGGAGATGATTGGGAAGTTATTGAGTTCCCTGCAATCATGCCATCAGGTGATCCACTATGGCCTGAGTTTTGGAAGAAAGAAGAACTCACCGCCCTACAAACACAACTTCCTGTTGCTAAATGGCAGGCACAGTATCAACAAGCACCAACTTCTGAAGAAGGAGCGTTACTCAAACGTGAATGGTGGAATGTGTGGGAAAGTGATAACCCACCACCTTGTGAATTTATTATTCAGTCTTGGGATACTGCGTTTTTAAAAACTTCTCGTGCAGATTATTCTGCATGCACAACATGGGGTGTGTTTTATCATACAGATGAAGATACAGGACGAGAAACTTCAAACATAATACTTCTTGATGCGTATCGAAAGAGGATGGAGTTCCCAGAACTAAAAGTAAAAACACAAGAGATGTATAATGAATGGGAACCTGATGCACTCATCGTGGAAGCGAAAGCGGCAGGTGCGCCACTTGTATTTGAATTAAGAGCTATGGGTATACCTGTATCTGAGTTTACACCGAGCAGAGGAAATGATAAGATTGCGAGAGTAAATGCTGTTACAGATTTATTTGCGTCAGGGGTTATTTGGGCCCCAGATACAAGATGGGCGCAAGAAGTTATAGAGGAGGCCGCAT